CTTTGATGGCTACACTCCCATCCTCGATCGCAAGCTTAAGACGCATGCGATAGGGGATCCTACAAGTCAGGTAGTCTGAAACCTCCCACAACCCCTTTTGATAGAAGTTGTTGGATGTCTCGACGATCGTACTTAGGGAGCTAGGGTGGGCTGGGTCAAAGTCGGACCTGATATAACACGGAGTTACGCACTCCCCGTTATACCAGTCAGTCCCGCAAGATTCTCTGAACTTACCAGTCCAGAAACTCTTGCCACTGTTGACTTTGAGTCCTAATGCAGTCAAAGACTGCATTAGTACCTGACACGAATCAACGGGGACGATGATATCGTCACCGTAGACCGTTACCTCTGGCTGTACTCTCCTTACGTTCTTTATAGTAACGCTAAGACCGCGGACCCAAAGGGCCGAGGCAATAGCGATACCGAAGAAAACAAAGGACTGCACAGGAAAGGTAAGAGCCGAACCCATCATTGCAAACTTCTTAATCTTAAGAAGTTCAGGCTGCTTCTTGTCGATGCAGTTGTACAATGTTGGAGTTCTACATGCCATCATTGCTGAAAGGATATCAGGTCGTTTCCTGAATGCCCTCTCAACAACGTAGCATGACAGACGGTCGCTTGCAGCACTAAGGTCTATAGTAGCGAGACCGCCGAATGACGCTATACGCGCCATCTGTTGGTTTTGCGTCTGATCGGATATAGCGATGGACGACCCGATATAGGATCGATCAAAGCCTTCGACCAGAAAGTCCTTGATGCCCTGTTGTATCCACTGATTCGCAATAGGCTCCGAAGCAATAAGCCTCGGACCTTTGTGAGTCTTTGGAACACAGATAAGCTTAGCAACTGGATCCCCATCGATAGGATACGTCCCGTCAGCCATATGGTTGGTGGAAGCGTGCATATCGTAAGGAAAAAGAAGCTCAAGCTTAGCAGGCCAAACAGGAAAGGAATACTTGCTTCCATTCCTGCTACCGTCTGAAACGGCTCCAGGTCCATGACGGCCTCTTATCTGTTGGGTTTCGAGAAGTGGAAAGGCGCATCCCAATAAGTCGAAGACTCTTTGGACGTGTCCTCCGAAACTCGTGCCACACTTGGAGATATTACCACATGCCCCGTCGACGTCAGCAAGCGCGCGAGCATTTGCTGTCCCGTCGGCGAAACTATGGTGAGTATCCCAATTAAGAGCACCAAGAGGATCCTCCCAGTTAAGGGTAGGCTCCGGTAAAGTGCTCTCGACAGAGTAGAGATCAGAAATAGCAGCGAACTTGAAGTGGTCACTGCACTCCCCTTTCAACTTTTTGAAAAGATAGCATAGCTGTCTGATCAATCCAATTGAGAGGGTACACGGCTGATCCCTTAGAGTTCCGTCATATTTGAACACTCGCGATGTCAGCGCCCAGAAGAGTCTGGGTCTAGCATCGTTACCTCGACTAGTCACTAGCTTGTGAAAGCCAGGTATTGACTGACTGAGGAGTGAGCCTGCAGCAAGGGATTGTTCGAAAACTTTCCCGAACTCAGGGAGATCAATGGTGAAGTACCGTTGACCTCTGTCCAAAACAAGGCGCTCAAGTGTGATTTGATCCCACTCTAACGACTTGCGATTCGCTTCAGGAATCCAGCGTATAATGTCCCTATAAAGGGCCTTATACGCTCCCACGAGGAACTCATGCCCCATAGGCTTTGCAGTCATAACTGTAACTCCTATAGGCTTGAGGTGGATCCTGCAATTTAGCGACTCTACCTACGGAAGTAGGTGACAACACTGACCTATCAATACGGACCTGAAGAGAGCTTAGCTCTCACCGTTCAGGAACTTATCGATATTGGCACCTGTGAGGAAGGCAGTCAGAGCCAAGACGTGATTCTTGACGACAGTCAAGTCCATCCCGTCCGGATTCTGAATGACAACCCACGTGGCCAAACGTAGCTGAGGCACAGTACTCGTCGCGAAGACGGTGTACTCTACCTTAACCACATGTCCCTCTCCGAACTGTCCTCCGGCAATCTTGCCGTCGGAATGTTTGATAGTAAGGACAAGCTCGTCGGTCGACGAACGGAGCCGATAAACAGCACCGTTGTTGTCTTGATTAATGCGCGCCATAGATTTGGCGATAGCATTGACCGTAAGAGTCTGCGGATCCGTGAGCATGGGTTTCCTTTCGGGCGTCTCACGACGCTCGGATTGTGCGCTTCACAGCGCTCATTTGAGGGAATCATCGCCGCGTGACCGCAAGCGATGCAAGTATGCCAAGTTGCCTACCAGTTAGGATAGGCACTGATGCACTCGCACTAATACTCGACAACAGACGTTGCTTTCTAACCGTATTATAATACGGCATAGATAACGCAACTTTACCAGTACCGCCTACTAATTCGCAGACGGTAGTGGTTTCTGTATGAGTCATAGTGTAGCACTGCCCCAGTTGGAAGCCGACCGTGTTCCTCTGAGCGTTGAGATAACTCCCGACGTTAGAAAACCAGTCGATCAACCAAGACCAAGGCAGAGCATTCCATACAGTAGCTATGCTAAAATGAAGCCCGAGAGCAGACCGGAAGGCCTGCTGACGAATTTCATTTACGCTAGGGATGCCGACTCTGGGATCATAAGAAGGAACCCATCGAACGCAACCCCAGGATCTTACAAATCCCGTGGACCGGTAGTACATGGTCCCTCCACCAGGAGGAAAACCAAGCAATATCCGAGTCCCCGGAAGTTGTGTAAATCCTAGCTGACCTATAGACGAACCGCCACCTTTCTGGTGTAAACTAGAAAGATGGGCTGCTCTACGATCCACTGAGGCCTGGACATTCAGAAGTCCGGCCAGATCACTAAGAAGAGGTTTCCAGCCAAATTGGTAGTTTAAATTGGCTGATCCAGCTTTCTTAATGAGTGTATCTCCTGCTATCTTAATGAGACTAGGGGCTTCCCTAAGCTCAAATAAGAATAGAGGAACATCGACGATAGGAGCAGACGGATTACTCCGTGATGCAATATCGGCGAGAGTAGAAGCGCCTGACAGCGAAGGCATGGTAATCGGACATCCTTGGTATCGGTAGTTACTGTAAACAGTACCACCAATGCCCGGGATGCGAGTATCACCATTGGCAAAGCCGTCACGGTTAGTCGTCTTAGTGGAGAGCCAAGCTCCCCCTGAGACAAAAGGGTATGGATGAGACACAGAGTCCATCTCGTTAAGATAGCCTGTCGTGCCATTAGTGTTCACCGTGCCAGTAACAGCTCCTAAAGAGTTGTAACTGACCGCCGATCCACTAATTGTAGACCGACCATCATCAACGTAATGGGCCATAGTGCACCAAGCA